GGCCTGTTCCTGTTCGGTAAGATCAACCATGGCGGGTGCGCTCCTGGCGGCAAGGGTGGTCCACAGCGCCAGGCAGGGCATGCTGCAGAAGGAAGCGTTGGGGCGTGGTGGCCGCCGCCGCGTTGGATCGAACCAGCCAAAGCCGCGCGTGGAGCGTCGGCAGATGGCGCAGGGCGGGACGGGATTGTGCATGGCCGGTCATGCTGCCTGGTCCAGCGGCAAGGGCTGCGCATTTCGCACCAGCCTGCGGATCACCTGGCGGTTGAATTGGAATGTCAGCAGCGCCGAGGCCTGGTAGCGGGTCATGCCGAGATCAGCGCGTGCCTCCGGCGGGAGGAGGGCCAGCTGGCGCTCGGTCGGAGCTTCGCGGTGCCAGCGCTTACTCTTATGGGCGCTCTCATCGGTCTCGTGCGCGTTCAGCCAGTCATCCGCCGCGGCCAGCGCCACCAGCCGCTCACCGATGGACAGCAGGCGCGGCCGCTCATCCTTCGCGCCACCGACCGCATGCCAGACCCCATTCAGGAAGAAGATGCCGGCCCAGCCGTTGAACCCATTGGCCAGCAGCGCGGCGTCGTCCCCGAAGAGGTCGCACCACTGGAAGGCGGAGCGCTGGAGGAGATCAATCTCCGTCATGATGAATTGGGAGAGCGAGCCGTTCGGGTGCTCACTGACCGCACCCGGCACCACCGGCGGGATCAGGTTGGCGCCGCAGAGAGGGCAGGCTGTGCAGGCCAGCGGGATTTCGCCCTCACAATGGGGGCATGTCTTGGTCGGCGCCTCGCCTTCGGGCTCATATCCCTCCAGGTCCACATCCTGCTCGAGAGACCCGTGCAGCAGCGATGAGGTGCCGAAATCGAGCACGATGCAGTCCCGTTTGACGGTGCCAGGATGCTCGGTGGGATCGACGGTGCGCAGCCCGCGGCCCACCATCTGGATCATGGTGGATTTGAAGGAGCTGGGCCGCAGCAGCACGACGCAGGAGGTGGGCGGGTGATCCCAGCCCTCGGTCAGCACCGCGACATTCACCACGACCTGGATCTTGCCCGCGGCATAGGCGGCCAGGACACGCTGGCGATCCTGCTCCGGCATCTCGCCGGTCACTGTGGCGGCTGACGCACCGGCCTGCCGATAGGCACTTGCAACGTCCTCGGCGTGCGGCACGGTCGAGCAGAACACCACCGTCTGGCGATCGCTGGCATGCTCCTGCCAATGTTCGATGACGGCCTCGGTGACGGGCGCGCGGTTCATGATCCGATCGACGGCCGTCATATCGAAGTCATCACCAGATTGGCGGACGGCACGCAGCTCGTCCTGCACGCCGACATCGATGATGAAGGTGCGGGGCGGAACCAGGTGGCCAGACCGGACCAGTTCGCCGAGCCTGATTTGGTCGGCGACATTGGAGAAGACGTCCCGCAGGCCCTTGCGGTCGCCGCGGTTCGGCGTGGCGGTGACACCGTAGATGCGGCACATCGGATTGCGGTGCAGAGCCTGGCCGATGACCCGGCGGTAGCTTTCGGCAACGGCGTGATGCGCCTCATCGATCACCAGCAGGTCCAGTGCCGGCATGGCTTCCAGGTTGGCCGCGCGCGTCAGCGTCGGCACCATGGCGAAAGTGACCTGGCCGCCCCAGGATTTCTGGCCCGCATCAACCACCGAGGTGCTGATACCCGGGTTCACGCGACGGAACTTCGCCAGGTTCTGGGCCGTCAGCTCATCTCGGTGCGCGAGGACGGCGGCCTTTCCAGAGCCGCTGCCGATATGCTCGCCCACCGCCGCCGACAGCATGATTGTCTTGCCGCTGTTGTGCGTGACGGTGAAGTCGCCCAGCAGGTAGCGATGATCGGCGTCGACGGTGAAGCCGTGATACGTCTCCCTGCCAACATCGTGCAGAGTGAAGCCGGTCCGCAGCACATCCTTTTTCTGCCGCCTCGGCTGGGGAATTTTCCGCAGCACCCGAAGCGGGAGGCAGGTGCAATCGCCCGAGATGCACAGCCGCCAGTATGCCGTGCCATTCACATGTCGCTGCGCTATCAATGCGCGTAGCCCAAGGCTTCTGGCCAAGAAGGCGATGTCGTCGGCCATGCGGCGCGAGGCCGAGACGATCTCAAAGCAGCGATGCGTGAGATGGCCGTCCGTGTCGAGCAGGCCGGCCAACATCGACTGGCGGACGCTGCGTGATCCGAGACGATATGCGTCGGGCACGAACTTCTCAGATGATCCGACACCCAGCACACCAAGATCCCGCAGCATCTTACGGAGCGTATTGGTGCCGCCCGGCGGGCCCGAGAAATGGTAGGAATTAGCCTCGTTGTTGCCCAAGTGATCGGTGCGGACCTTGAGCCCAAGGTGGTCAGCCATCGCGAAACAGCTCTCGACGATCTCGACATCGGGCGTCGTGATCGCGAAGCTCCCATGCTTGAGGCTGCCGTCCCCAAGCAAAAGTCCGAGAAAGTATGGATCCAATGTCGGTTGTTCGCGCGCTGGGAAGTCGGCACCAACCCGGAACAGCTTATGGAGATGACGGAAGTAGGCGCTGCGCTGACGATACTCCTCCACACTGATGTCGAGGATCGTGCCGCCAGGGACCGCCGTCGCATGCGACCCGCAGGCTCCTTCGCTGACCTTGACGAGCGTGAGAATGTGGCCGGCGTTGACGACGAACGGGGTCCCTTTGATGGGTCGAACTTCGACCATCTCGTCCTCGCCGGTATGCAGTTCCAGCACGGTGCGGGGCGTGCTGTCGGGGCCCATGAGCCGATCGCCTACGCAGATTTCCTCGACCGGCTGGATGGTGCCGTCGAACATCAGGATCGGCGTGCCCGCGGCATGGCATCCGGTCGGGGAGACTCCGAGAGTGTTGCCATGCTCGTCGAGCGCACGAAGGCTGCGCTCGACGAAAAGCTTCTGGCGGGGGCGGAGCATCATGTGGTGCGGCCCTCCTCAGCGCGCCCAGGTGGGACGAGGATCAGCGCTGACGGCGGGCTGCTGCGCAGGCGGCGGGAAGGCGCCCTGCTGCATGGCCGGCGCCGTGGGCTGTGGTGATTGCACGGGCGGCGCATAGGCCTGCGCCGGCGTGCCTGTCCGCCCCATCACCTGGGCGTAATCCCGATGGTCGGGCGTCACCGCCATGCGGATTTCGTTCTTGGTCTCCCCGCCGGCATCGGTGCCGTGCTCGATCTTGGCCACGAACTCGAGGCCATCGAGATCCGCAAAGCCGCCGATGCGGCGCGCGGCCTGCGCCTGGGGCGAGACATCCTTGTCCGAGATGCCGCGGGCGGAGTTCAGCATCCCGCGGAGGAAGCTGCGGCCCATCCCCGCCCATTCCGGCCCCTTCGGACTGTAGAGGCCGATCAGCGTGAAGATCTTCCGCTTGGCGTAGGGCCCCTCCAGCACGGTGAATTCGCCGTTGAGGTAGACCGCGCCGGCGCTGCTGCGCGTGGCATAGCCACCCGTCCAGCCCTGGCTCGGATCGTCGAAGCCGCCGGGACGGATGGTAAGGCGGACCTTCACCAGCGTCCCTTTGGGGATCAGGTTAGGGTTCGACTGGGCGTCGTTATAGTCATTCCAGGAAGCCATGATGCTTCTCCTCCGGTCAGGTGGTGGGGTTGTCGATGGTGGTGATGAGTGAGGCGGTCGGTTCCGTGGCGGGCACTGCAGTGCCGCGAATTTTCGCGAAGAGGCGGCCGAGGTCGGGCGGCTCCAGCATTTCGAGCCGTCCGGAGCGGTCCTTGGCGGGATAGCCCCAGGGATTCAGCGTCTGGCAGACTAGGCCCCGGAAGGACGGTACTGGCGGCTTGCCCGGCGGCGCGTCCGTCTTGACCTCAGCCAGCGTCATGACCTGATCGACGATGCCGGGCAGCTCGAGGCCGGTCTTGCTGCCATCGATCTGCGGCACGAAGACCTTTCGATTGAAGTCGTCGAGTTTCTCGTCGAGAATTCCCACGAAGATCACGTTGCGCCCACGCGCATGCTGCAGATGCGTGAGCCAGGCGATCATCTCGCGCCCATGCAGCCCATAGGCGCCGCGGAGATCGGACTTACCGGTCTTCTCGGAATGCGCCTCGGGCTGTCCGCGGCACCATTGAAAGCAGAGCCGGGCCGCCACCGTGATGCTGTCCACGAAGATGGTGGTGAACCCGTCCATGCGCGCCGGATCGCCATAGGCCTCGACGACGCGGGCATATTGCTTGGCTGAATAGGGCTGCTCGTCCCGCAGCGCAGGGTTGGGTCCTGCCAGGAACAGCGCGAGGTCGCGGCATTCCTCCCAGGTGCGTGGTCGGATGGATGCACCACGCCAGTTCTGCACCGCGAGGTCACCCGCCTCCAGGTCGATGAAGAGCGTGGTGCCGTCGTCGAGCGTCAGTAGAAGATAGGTCTTGCCGATGCCGCTTTTACCGAAGATTACGGCCTTGATGCCGCGCAATTCGGCCTGTCGTTGGTCGGCTGTTATGATGCGCAGCGTCATTCTGAGACCCCCAGCACGTCGGCCAGCGTCATCCGCGGGTTGTCCGCCCATTCCGGAAAGTCAGCGAGAAC